ATTGGGTCGAGTGGCTCAGTCGAAATTAGTGACATAGAAAAATCAGTTAAGTCTAAAGAATTAGATTGACATTTGGAAAAAACAAGATAAGATATTATATTATGAGTAAAGGAAGAAAATTCAATAAAAACGGAATAGTAAACGCATATGATGAAGGACATACTGGTTTTGAGCCAGATTGGTCAAATGCAAGTGAGTTAACAAAAGATCAGGTAAATACAAAATTTAGTAAAGCTCTAAACTTTTATACATATTACCTCGATCGTGATGACTTACATAAAGTGATAATGGAGTTTATGGCAACATACAATGGCAAATGGAAAGCCGAAGATATTAAAAAGGTACGCCAAGTTTCAAAAGATGTACCATTGTCAACAGAAGGCAAGATAGCTCGAATGTTATTACAAGGAATGCCAGATGTTTTGAGTAGCGAAGGTAAAACAATGACCCAGCTTGTTGATAGCAAGATAGCTCAGATGATTCGATATACAGAAATGCATTCGAAGACTGTCAATGAAAAACCATTAGAAGCTACTACAGCAAAGGCACCTATTATTCCACCAATGAAACGATTGGAGAATAAGGTTAACAATGAAGTCGTATGTCATATTGATTGGGCTTTAGATGAATGGACAGAAGACTTTGCAAATGTAGCTCCAGTAAATGTTACTCAGTTAATGAGTGGCGCAAATATTCCTGCTAAAGGATGTCAATTCGTTCATCAGTTCATTGACAAATATCTTGTAGACCTTTATGATGCTAAGTCTGGTGAATGTGAACAATGCGTTGAAGCATATTCTTTTCTTTCAAAACGAGAACTCAATAAGTGGGTGAAGACTTTTGAAAAGATGAAAGCAGACGTTGATAAGTATGAGGTCGCAAACAAGAAAGCTATTGTTCGAACTAAGAAAGTAAAGCCTGCGATCAAACAGGTCGAGAAACTCAAATACCAAGTTGAGACTGAAGACATAAAATCAGTACCTCCTGTTCGAATCTGTGGTGCTATGACTCTCTTTACATATAACACAAAGACAAATAAAGTGGCTAAGTATCAAGCTCTTACTAGAAATGGATTCACTGTGAAAGGTACATCTGTTAAAGACTTTGATGAATCTAGAAGTTATACCTTTACCGTACGAAAGAATGTACAAGGTGAACTATTCCAACAGCTAAAAAAGAAAGATGTGGCCAAAGGAGTTGATGCAATCAAGTCATCTACAAAGACTAAGGTAGCTACTCCTAACGGAAGAACCAATGAACATACCCTTCTACTATACACAAAATAATGAACTATTTATCTGACATTTGGATCGTGGTCGTTACATTTATGACAACTGCCGCAATCTGCCGATTAATATATGTTAGCATCTATGGCAAGAAATAACATTAAAGAAAAAAACTATGGCAAAGAAACAAGAACCAACAATTAAAACAAAGTTGACCCCACAAGAACTAATTCAAAAAGTAGAGTTCTATGTAAAGCAGGATAACATGACTTATTCTGAAGCAATCATTGAAGTATGCGAACAAAAAGAATTAGAACCAGAAGATATGGCAAAACTAATAAAGAAAGGTCCACTTAAGAATAAGTTGGAAGTAGAAGCTATGAATCGAAACATTATTAAAAGCTCAACCGCAAAATTATATTAATGACAATTGAATTAAAAAAACTAACACTATCCGATCAGCTGATGGTAAAAATCCTTCAGCAATTGATTAAACTTGACCCAGTATTTGTTGAGTCTATTAAAGAAGAAATTGAACCCAGTGTATTAGTACATGCTGGATATAAAGGAGAAATTGAAGATTATTAATGCGCGGATTCGAAGCATACAAATTATATAATGCGATAAGACTGCATTTCAATACAGACTTTAATGCAGTCAAGTATCACTTTAAGACGAGAGTGAGCTCTAGTTCTTTTGAGATGAAGAAGGAGAAATACTTCTTCGAAAAGTTGGCTCGAACATATCCAAATACTTCAGACCTAATTGCCTTTTATACTGCTAATATCTTAATGGATAATTCATGGCCAACAGAGATGAAAGACACTGTTTACCAAACTTGGAAAGGTAAAATAGAATCATATAGTTACAACTTTAATGCAGACTGTAAGATTATAGCTGACCAGGCTGAAAGTAAAGATTGGACATTCACGGATTTGTTCAAGACACGAAACACCTTTTTATATGACTTATATCACTCAGACATAATTCATATTGAGACTTTGTGTTTATTTGAGATGATGCTATCTAAACGATGGATGGTATTACAAAAATCTCAAGACCCACTTGGTGTATATGAAACACTATCGCACCAAGTGTATAAATACAGATTGCTATTGGAGTTCCTCGGTATTCAACCGACAACAAAAATGGCAGAAAATGCAATAAAAGTATTGACACCAATACTTAGTTGTGATAATATATAACATATACAAATCAATACGATACAATACACTGCAATAAAACAAAAACAAGGAGAAATACAAATATGTCATTCGAAGCACTAAAGGCGTCTAGACAAGACGCAATGAACAAACTAATCAGCGCTGCTGATTCAAGTAAGGACAAGTCCTATGGTAACGATGGGGAATGGAAACCCACCGTTGATAAAGCAGGAAATGGATACGCTGTTATTCGTTTTCTTCCATCGCCACAGGGTGAAGATTTACCTTGGGCAAAGTACTGGGACCACGGGTTTAAAGGCCCAACAGGTCGTTGGTACATTGAAAATTCACTAACATCAATTGGTCAAAAAGACCCTGTTAGTGATATGAACTCTTATCTTTGGAACACAGGTCGTGACGAAGATAAGCAAATCGCACGCGATCGCAAACGTCGCTTACACTATGTATCTAACATTATGGTTATTACCGATCAAGGTAATCCCGCTAATGAAGGTAAGGTATTCTTATACAAGTTTGGTAAGAAAATCTTTGATAAGGTAATGGACGTAATGCAACCACAGTTTGCCGATGAAACTCCAGTCAATCCATTTGACTTTTGGGGTGGTGCAAACTTCAAGCTAAAGATTCGTCAAGTAGAAGGATATCGTAATTACGATAAGTCAGAATTTGATTCTGTTGCTCCTCTATTGGATGGTGATGATACAAAGCTTGAAGAAGTATACGGACAACTCAAATCTCTTAAAGATTTTGTTGATCCAACTAACTTCAAAAGCTATGCCGAACTTCAACGGAAGCTATTTGAAGTACTAGGAGAAGAAGGAGTACCTGGCATCTCGACAGAAGCCGCTACGGAATTAAATGATACGGTTGAGCCGGTCGTAGACGCTCCCACTCCAGTAGAAACACCTGCACCCTCTCAACCCGTTGCTGAAGGTGATAAGGAAGATGATGCACTAAGTTACTTTGCTAAATTAGCTCAGCAAGATTAACTTAATTGATAATGAACGGGAAGAGGTCATCTACGGATGGCCTCTTTTTTTGCCTACATAGCGGAATTTACGCCATACATCGAAGTAGTCAAATCTCTATCAGGTATGTTAGATTGATTTACCTGAGTTTGGTTTACATTATTGGTAGTATTATTTGAACCACCACTAATGATTGCTAACTGAGCTTCAGCAGCCGCTGCAATTCTTTCCAGAGTATCGTTTTGTATTGCAGCCATTGCTGCACCTTGTGAATTATCAACTGCTTTCGAAACTTGTGGCTGGTTAACTTCACCAAAGTTTCTCATTAGACCGCTTAAAGCTCTGATCGCAGGAAGTTTATCGCGTGCCATTCCGACTCCACTTATATTACTTAAAAAGTCTAAAAATGATTGAACACCGCTGCTTTCGCCATCAAAGAATCTTATCTTCGAACCAAAGCTATTGATACCTGCTGCAGCTTTTTCGAACGCAGGTCCAATGCCTTCAATTGCTTCTGCTCTATCAGCTAAGCTAAGAATTTTATCTATTGGTGACTGACCACCAAATAGTTTTCCAACTCCATCAATAAAAGACCCTATTCCACTACCAACTCCGAATGCGGCCAATCCAGCTCCGATTCCTGTCATAGCTAAGAAGAAACTTC